TTTCACCTGTGTATTTTTTACCTACAATAACATTGTCAGCTGAGGTTGGAATTGTATACCCTGTAAACGTACTTTCACTAGCAATAGCGTACTCGCCAATATAAGCACCATCTACTACAACACTTACTTCATCACCTACTGCATAACCATCAGTTACCATAGTAAGAGTAAGAGCACCTAACGCATCTTTTGCATAAGACAAATGAGAGTCTAAATACGGAACTACTTTTTTAGCTGGATTAAACGTAGCACTTGCTAAAGCTTTAACACGTTTTAGTTCGTCTAGTTTTTCAAAAACATACCGCGTACCAGTAGTGTCAACTCTTTTTACAGTTACAACAACGGTGTCACTATCTTGAGCTGATGTTCTAGGTTGTACTGAAATATCGTAAACTGTGTCGTTTCCTAAATCTTGCTCTGACCAAGCATAAAATTCTTCTATTCTGTGGTAGGTTAAACAGAACAACTTACCACTTTCAGTTAACACCCAAATCTTTGGAATTGGTGTATGTTGGTAATCAATTTTTTTAATTGGGTCGTTGTTAAAAGTAGGGTATATAAATTTAGTTATATCGTTAGATGCTGCATTATTTACTTGAGTATCAAACTTGTACTCTAAAAGTCTAGAACCAGCAGAGTCAGGGTAAAAGATAGAGTTACCCACAATAACTCCTTGTCCTCTACACGGCTCTTCTTCAGAAAGCTCAATACGTGCAGTTTTTGGACTAACTCCGTACTGATACTGATTAGGTACAACTTTGTACAAACCTCCTGTTGTTCCAATAACCAAATCTTTCAAAGCCAACATCCAAGTTATAGCCGCTGATCTATTTGATAGATCGTATGTAAACGCATTTACATCTGTTACTGATTTATCGTTTTGTGTAGGTCTAAAATCAAGCTCACTTTCTACTTCACTAAAAAACAAAAAGTTTGGATGAGACGCAGTGCCTCCATAAACTCTTCTTTGCTCAAACTTTGCAACAGATCTAGGATAATTACTTTCATACCAAGCACCAAACCTAAACTCTTGTGCTTTACCGCCATTCTCAAATTGAAAATCTCTTGAGTTTCTAGGAACAGGATTTAACAACCTTACTAATAACTCTCTACTGTTTACAAATGATAAGCATTTAACATATACATTACCAGAAGGTAGCTCTAGCATAAAATGTCTTCCAACTGAAATATCTGCAGAACCAAACGCAGAGTTTGTTGCTATTAATGTTGCATCATTAGCCACAATTTCTGCAGTTACAGCTGAAGTAATTGAAATTAAGTTACCAGATGACCCTCCTTCAACTTTAACGTACTGAGAATCAGAAGAGTCAAAGCACTTTACAACATCGAATTGTTTTTGAGAGCTTAAATTAGCAATTACTTGTAATGGTACATTTGAAAAAGAAGTATTAGTACCATTCCATGCATTGTTATGAGGATTAGCATCAGATACTCCATTTACAAAAGAAAACACCCTATTACCACCAGGCACTTGAATAATACCGTTTGTTTGGTCAAGATTACCGTTTACATCAGGAGATACTACATAATAAGTTGTATTAACTTCTGTAGCATTAGATAAAAACTTGTAAACAGTACCCTGTGTTAACCCTGTAAAAGGATCTAAGCTTCTTACAAAATCAACAGGGTGATCTTGAGTACCTAAATGTTCTTTTAATCTAACCCAACGAGTGTTTTGTCTATTATGACCAACAGCTACTTCATTAGCTCTACGCTCCTCACCAACACGTAACCAAGAACCTTCAAAACCTTTTCTAAATACAAGTACGTCAGAACGAACATGTATCTGACCTGCAGGGACATATTCTTGTGTTAATATATCCCTATTGTCTGTCGTTGTAGCAGGAGATGTAGGAGCTGTTTCTTCGTCGTTATCTAATAAAAATAGTCTTGCATCTGGATCGTTTATATCTAAAACCGAAGGCACAGGTTTTAAATAAACTACGTCAACAGTAGGATCTAATATAGTATAGTTCGTAGTTTCCGTACTATCAACCACTAAACCTAAAAGCCACTCACCTTCATCCTGGTACTCAATATACGATCCTGCTGTAACTGAACCAAAAGCAGATGATGTAGATGTTAATTTTATATATCGCTCACCTTCAGTTATAGTAAAGTCTGTAGTTGTTTCATCTGGTGGTAAAAACGGCTCTACATCAAATTCAATATCTTCAAAGTTCCAGTTAGTGTCTCCTAATACATCAACACTTGCTCTTAAAGCAAGGTCACCTGCTGTTACAGTGTTTCCTCCTGTACTGTCATCATCAGAAAATAACTGTTTGTTTGTTACAGGTGCTGTAGGCTCTGTTGAGTACAGCAAAGGATAAGTTTGAACAAAACCAGGTTTTATTCTTTTAGGTGGGTAATTCGGATGTGTTATATATAATGAATCAGTTTCAGCACTAAATCGAAGATCGATTAAATCACCAGATGCATAAGGAGCAGTAAGTGTTGCTTTTAATGAGCCATCTAAAACAGAGTATATATCAACCGATAAAGATTTAAATACAATTCTATAACTAAAAGCTGTGCTAAGTGTAAGCTCAGTAGAAACAGCAGATTCTAATGTAGCATCACCGGTATTTATTCTTTCAAAGCCAGCTCTATAAGTAGCTGGTCCTTGTAATGTAGGTATAAAGTTTTTAAAAACACGAGAAGAATTAGCTGTTTTCTTTAAGTCTTTACGACCTAATATATATTCACTTATTAAACCTCCTGAAAAATCAGTTTGTACATTACTATATCGAGCCATAATTCTGGTGTGCGTTTACAAAAGATGAAGTTGTATCACTTATGTACTGCATTGGAGGAGAAGATCTTCCTTCCAAAGTTCTTGCACGTCGCAAAGCAAGAGTGTACTGTTTAAAAAGTATTTCATGTCTATTTTCTGAACCAGACAACTCAATAGACATATTCTGAGCCATGTGCAATGATAGTAGTCTAGCCAAGTAAGACGGCATCCTATGAACAGAACCAGTATTCGCTGAGTCATCTAAGCTAGGAACAAACGTGTAAAATATATGTACTTTTTCTTCTGTAGTAAACAAATACGGTATAGTAGCTACAGAACTTCCAGATATGCCGTCTAAAGTAAAATCAAGCATAGATGTATACGCAGTGTTAGAAACACCAATAAGTAAATTGTAATCGTCAGGTAACACATGTCTATGAGACCATCCGCTGCCAGGTTTATTAGCATCAGATAAAGTAGCAGTTTCTACTCCTGTGCTGTATGTCCTTGCTGTATTGTATTGAAATATATTAGTTGAAAATATATCATTAGCTGCATCGTCAAAAGCACGATCTGCTATTTGATAAGTAGTGCTAGTAGTATCGTTATCTTCAATGTGGTAACTACCCACCATTCTTAAAGCGTTATTTATAATCTGAGTTTTTGTATGTGAAATGGCCATTATAAAAGGGAGTACCCCCTTGCATTGAGCAAGGAGGTAACTCGATTAAGATTATACTTCTTCGTTACAACGGATCTCACCTGCAACTTCACCCCACATACGAGATGCGTCTGCACACAACTTGAAGTAGATGTAAGGGATGTTTTTCTTAGATGGATCACGCCACATATCACCTTTAAGACCAGAACCAACTGACATCTTAAGGGCTTTATTAGTAGCAACGATACAACGTCTTTCGTTGTCTTCAGTACCATTGTATAATGGTAAGCGCTCACAAACGATGAAACGGAAGCCCATGAATGTAACAACTGTACCTTCAACAAGTGCTTTACGTACTGCGAAGTCAGAGCTAACAACTTCAGTGATACCTAATAAGTCATCAATTTGTTTTGATGTAACAAAACAGTTGATGATCTCATCTTGATCAATAGCGTTAAGCTTTAACATTGTAATACGTGCTGCACGAAGTTTAGCAAGTGTTAATCCAGAAGCGGCTGCTGTACCAGTTCCTACATAGTTAGCTCCAATAACGAATCCTTCAGTATTAGCTGTAGAATCGATTGCGAAACCAGGAGTTGTAGCTGTGATTAAATCAGCACCACCAACTGCTTGGTCTTTACCGACTGTTAATGAACCAACGTTAATATCAGCGCTGTCTTCTGCAACGTCTGTGAAGTTAACTGTTGTAGTACCGTTCTTACCTGTGAAAGCAGAACCGAAGAAACGATCAATAATGATGTCGTCAATCTTACGTTTACCTGAAGCAAGAAGTGCTTGAGTGTAAGAGTTCATTGGGTCTGTAACAACACGCTTTAGGTCTTTTTCATCAATGTATTTACCTAACTCGTAGTCTTTAAGACCAAGACGACGTCTATCGTGATCGATTTCTGAATTTGGATTAGTCCCAAAACGAGTGGTGTTATCGGCCATAGCCTCTGCAACGCCAATACGGTCAAAGTATTGGTACTCTTCGTTTTGTGATTCGGACTCGAAATACGGCTGCAACTTTGATTCCGTTTGTTGGAAAGCTTGTTCAAAGCCTTCACGGAAAGCGGCAACGTATGATTTTTCAATATAGTTTTCTGGGCTCGTTGCTGTACTGTTTGAGTAAGCTTGATCTCCCACTGGTGATAATGCCATAATTTTTTATATAATAGAAGTTAATGAATGATAGTTTGTTTTTCGACGAGCTACCCTTGCGGACTCTTCTAGTCATAACGTCAACCAACGGCTTTCCAAAGCTGTTATTAGGACCTAAAAAAGGCTATCCCAACAGTATCGGAATAGCCTATTTTATATAAGATGTCAAGCCTTAACTAGCTTTTACCATACATCTTGTCGTATAAATCAGCTCTTTGCTGTAGAATTTGCTGACGTTTGTTTCTTTCAGGGATGCTTAACGAAGATGGATTGCTCATGATTAGCTCAGAGTGTTGTGCATCAATACCTGCAATCTCTGACTTAATCGCATGAACAGTTTCATTATTAAAACCACTTTGTGGATTGTTTCCTGACAATGGTAACGTATCGCCTGATACTTCAGAAATACGACTAAACAACTTTAAAACAGCAGGGTGATTTGCAATCACACCGTTTGTTTCTACTAGTTCTTTTAGCTCAGGTATCTCAGAAGACAACGCTGTGTACGCATCATTTGCTTGGCGAACTTTAACATCATAGTTTTCGCCCCACTCAGTCTTAAGAGCAGTGCGAAAATTAGTTACTTGTTCTTGAGCACCTTGTTCTTCTAACTGAGTGCCTTCAAGTCCCATCTTAATATACTGCTCATGCAACATGTTAAACTGTTGCTGAGTTAAGCCCATCTGACCTGCAAAGTCTACAAGCTCTTGTTCGACTTCTTCTGGTATCTCAGGCATTTCTTCTATACCTTCAATTAATTCTGGTATAGCGTACTCATCATTTTCTGGACGTAGCTGACTATAAAACTGGTTATAATCTTTTTCAGTCCAGTCAGATTGAGGTGCTTGTAATCTTTTTGCACCTAACGCTTTTTGTGCGTTGACTAGTTGATCAGCTAAGGACTCAAATGACTTCGTATTCGAAATCGTTTCGTTACCTTTTAAATGATCAGGTAGTTGTTCTAAAAAACTTGAATACGGATTTTCATCCGAAACAGCTTCTTGTGGTTGTTCCGAAGAAATATCAGAGCCTAAAACTCCTGATGTTTCTTCTGTTGTGTTGACTTCTTCTTCAGACATTTTCTTCTTCTATTTTACGTATTAAGTATTGCGGATCGTCTTGACCCAACAAAGACAAAAAACTCATAGCTAAGCGTCTACGTCCCTCACATTCTCTCAGCTTATCAACATCACTGTGAAACACAGGTTTGGTAACGTGGCACTCTCTGAGCAAAATCTTAAAAAATCTTTTACCTGGGTCTGTTTCTAATATAGACAGCAGGTCGTCCCTAAGCTTCTTTTTTTCACGAAGCTTCATAATAGTGTTTATGTTTTTCATTTATATGTTCAGCAAACCGCCAATACCTTCAGGGTCAGCTTGTTTTGCTTGAGCTATATCTTTAATAGCTCCTGATACTTGTGGCACAGCTTGCATTTGTTGCATTTCTTGTTGTTGATTAGCTTGCTGTTCTTTTATAGCTTGAACTTCGTCAGCTGTTTTAACAACTGCAGGGTCAATGTTTCTGTACTTAGCATAGCTTTCAAAAAGTTTTTGCTCATTTAACGACTGCAACACCTCTGGGTTAACTTGAGCTAGCGGTGCGATATCTTTCATAAAGGCACTAATATCGGCTAGTCTGCTAGAAAACTGGGATTGAGAACTTGGACTAGAATACGCAACTTCTAATGTAGCACCGTCTAAAGACTCTGGCTTTTCAGGAAGTTGGTTTTGTCTAGACAACAACTCAAATGTTGCTTCAATAGCTGGACTTAAATACTCTGATTCCATTCTGTTCAATAATGGTGCTAACTGATTTAACATCTGACCACGAACATCTTGGATCTCTAACACTGACTGACGTTCTTTCTTCTCTTGTCTAATAATTTGATCAACAAAGAATGCACGATTAACAGACTCACGATACATTTCAATCATCTGCATTACATACTGTGGCTGATTGCCAGCCATAATAGGTGATGGCTTCTCACTGCCTGGCTCGTGGAACATAATTTGTCTAGAGCCGTACTTCATCGGAAGCATGATACTATCTTCTTCCGCAGTTAGTGTTGGGAAATTCATATACTCAGCAGAAGTCAATGCTTCTTTTACCATCTTGTTTAGTGCACGTATCTGTGATAAACAAGAGAATGCTGGTCCACGTCCATAAACTTCATCAGCAAGTTTAGACCAACGTGGCACTAAGAATGTAAAATAACTTGAGCCGCTTTCTAGAATGGGCTCAGGCATTTTAGGGCACCAGTATGTCACTGTATACTTACGGCCCTTTCCTATACGGCTACCTTTTTTAGCCGCTTTATCCGTATTAGGATAAATGGAATAAATTAACTCGTACTTATTATGAACAGAATCATCCGGATTAAAACCACGCTTGTCTTCTATTCCAGGAAAAGCCTGCATTAGTTGACGTGCTGTTTTATAACAACGATAATGTACTGTGTCTACTGTGCCATACTGGTCTGTATCAAAAAACACATCAGACAAAGGACGAGATCTAAAATTAATTACACCCTCTACTTCAGAAATCTGAACTGGTGATGTACCATACGCACCAACATCTAGAAAACATTCGTGCGATGAAGAATAAAATTGTGACTGAGGCAAAGAAAACTCATGGAAAATTCTGTCTTCACAAGCCTGTAAAAACGATAACTCT